AAGAACAAATGGCTCTGAGGACGAACTAATACGGAGTTCCTCAAATGCTCCATCATCACCACCACCTTTAGTGACAGCCATGCCATTTTCTTCACACATAGCAATAAACTGATACATATGATCAAGACGCAACATTACAGTAGGCGACAAATATAAGTTTCTAATGTCCACAGACCTATCTTCGAGAAGACCAGTATTTGAGTTTCTTATGAAATGCCTTATGTCTCGATTAGCAGGGCCATTAGACTTAACAACGGCTCCATCAAATACTGCGTTTCTACTGTATGTAACACCGAGGTCTTTACACCGCTGACGCCCCATCTTTTCATCTACCTGCCAAACGCTGAACGCACAACGTACACCATCCACAATCGCTGACGTACCTCTGATTAGATTACGAGCCTGTTCAGGCGTTGTAATGACGTCTTTGTCCTTAATCTTAGCCATATGGTGGTTAACCATCACAGTCGCACCAGTTTCTGTGGCTAACTGTGCAAGCATCCCCATGAAAGCAGCACCTGCCGCTGGGTCAGCATTAATATCTGCATGGACAAAAGATGCCATTGGATCTGCAATGAATAGAGCCAGGTTATCTATTTCTAGTATCTGCTCATACAGACGTTCAAATTCTGGAGCCATGATGTATGTATTGTCTATTTTCTGCATCATTGGAAACACACCGCCAAGGTTTGGCAGCGGCAATACACGCAAATCGTATTCGTAATTGTTTCTATTAGTTAACGGATCAAGTCTTTCAATACGCCTGTGCAGCTCATCCTTATCATCTTCCGCTGACATCAATACAACATTGCCGTGATTAGCTACAAAGCCACCAAAGGAACTTTGCATTGATTCACCAGATGCAACCTTCATTGCGAGATCTAGTGTCATCATACCTTTACCGCTATCACCAGCGGCTGCAAACACAACTGGAACGCCAAGAGGTATTGTATCTGCAATTAAAAACCTTTGCTCTGGAGCAGAACCAACAAACATATTGGAAACAAGTAAACTTTCATCACGCAATGAAATGTTTTGTTTTGTTTTGTGCTGTGGGGCATTCAGAAAGTTACTGACATCAAATCCCTCAGAGATAGCATCAGAGGCATCCCATTTGTCCGGCTTTCCCCTTGGAGGTGTTAGCATTGTGACAGAGGTGGCTCCCGCCTTTGTTGCTAGGTCTTGTATTAATTTAGCCACCTTGATGCCAGCACTATCGTTATCAGGCCATAGGATAACTTGCTTGCCTTGTAACGGAGAGAAGTCATAGCTTGGTGCGGATCTAACGGAAAGCATACCTGCACCCCCTAAATGGCATGTAGCTGTGTGACCCAAAGCGTTTAGATCATCTGCACATTTCTCACCTTCCACCCATATGATACGCTCGGCTTCTAAGATGCCTGGTATATTATATAGAGGTCTTGTTTCTGGCATTTTAGGAAACGTACTGTTGCCAGAGAACTGACGGAATTCTTTTTTAGCCTTACCATCGCTGCCTCGAATAACTTCACCACTTTGATCCCTAGAGATGTATCGCCTAACAAGACAGATGATCTCACCTTCGCTAGATGTATAAACGTGTTCACCATCGTGCGGAGTATTGGCATCAATCTGCATCTTTTGAGGCTTTGGACTTTCATCATTAAGACTTAAGTTAACAGGGTTTTCTGGTGGTTGTGGACGAAACTCTGGACCTAAGTAATCAGCAAAGTATTCAGATACGTCTTGCAACGTCATACCTCTACCTTCCATCATAATCTTTGTAATACCGCCAACACCTTCGTGGGTACTGAAATCCATACCCTGCATGAAATCAGCTCTGTTTAGATCAACGGATATCTTTAATGATTTACCTTCTTCTCCACTTAAAGATCCAATTTCAAACTGTGTACCTCGCATTATCCCATTGGGATATGTATCAACTAATGCTCTAAGCTGTACTGATCTTGGTACTCTATCACTAATATCATCTGCTAGATTTTTTGATTTTGTATTACCAATTCTAACTACACCCATTTTTACCACCCACGTTTATATTTTTATTTTTATTAATCCCAACACGTATTCTGAAAATCACAGAACCTACACAAAAAGAAATCTTTGCTTTGTGCAATGCGTGGTAGAGTTTCACCTGATTTTATAGCGGCTAATATATTTACTGCTTTATCACTTGCGGATTGAGCGAGATGCTTATCAAACGGAACTAATTCATAATAAATCTCGCTCGTATTTTTATTAACAACCGTAAATAAACATGGATTTTCTTCTAGATCCATGTACGCCTGGTACAAAGCTATCTGAGTTGCGTAAACCTTATTGGCCTTTGCAACACCAACTTTAACAAATTCTTTAAACTTTCTGTCGTTTGCTGATTTGTTTTCCCATAAGAACGGATAGTTCATAGATACTGACCCATCACAAATAACGCCATCTATGTGACCTTTTATCTGGTCATCTGCTATTGAAAAACCAAACTGCTTACCATCTGTGTCTTCTGTTCTTAAATCAAACTTTGCATCTCTTAACCACTTTGCAGCGTAGTCCTCAATCTCATGCCCAAACTGAAAGATACGCAATGTCCTAGCACTGAACTCTTTTTCTTTGTCAGACGGATAGCCCATAAACCTGTACTGAATTTTTCTTGAGCATTCATCACCTACAGAAGAAGCACCTAAGTATTTTCTTTTTGGCTTCTTACTATTAGCTTCAACAATTGCTTCATCAACAGCAAACTCAATGTGATCAATAGTGTTTTTAAAAGGGGAGACTGGTGGTTGCGGTCTGGCCAGTTGACTCATAGTAAATGTCTTCGAGTTTTCCAATAGTTATCTCCCCTTCGATTCTTTGAGCATTTTGCAACCCAAAGATTAATGTTTGAACTTGTTTTTCAGTTAAATCGCACAATCTTTTTTCCCAGCCGATAGCATTAAAAATTAATGACAGCTCTTCTATAGGTTTTCTTGGATCTGAATACATATCTCTCCCCTAATGTATTTTTTTGTTTTTATGGTCATGGCTGTATAAATCCATAACTCTTTTTATCTTATCTTTATCAACTTCGTGGTTCTCAAAAAGTAAATTTATTGTTCTGTCTGACTTCGTTCTTATGTAGGCTATGCCAAACAAAACTATTTTATCTAAATCAATTAAATCATCTGTATGATTGTCTACAATTTGAGTTGCTGCTTTATGTACTTGCACTTCATCATTTGGATTATCAGCCCAACAAATCATATCATATTCTTCTGTGCTAACCTCCCCAACTTTGTTTTCCAACGCAAATAATATAGACATTTCAAATCTTGGCATTACTCTTCCTCTGTTGCCATTTCTCCACCTAAACTTGCGTAGCCTATTTTATCTACCCAGGAGTCTTGATGATCCATAGTTTCTAATAATCTACAGGTCTTTGTCCAATCCATCATCAACGTAATATGCGCTGGTGTCAAATCACCGTGACTTTTCACTGCTGCTTGAGCGATAATATTCCAACCGCCAGCAATGCGTTCATGGTTAATTTTTACATCTCCATAGATATTTGCCCTGTCACCATTGATTAATTCTTTAGCTGAATTAATTAAATCGTTTCTATTCATGATTGATTTCCTCCACCATTTCATCAATGTCATCCTTGTTCCAAAGATAACTCAACCAACAGGCGGCTTTATATTTTGTCCATGAGAAATCAAATGCAAAAACTTCCACACCATTTCTTTTTAACAATGCAAGTTGTTTATCTGTGGCCCTTTCATTAAGCCATCGTTTGGACTTGTTGGCTCCGCTACTGTCTTCAATCTCTCGCATAAAGTCATCGGCTGCTGACATAGCCTGTACCTTTCCTCCAATAGCCACTGGTCGCATTTTACGTTTGTTCTTGGCCTTAACTAGCCCAATGGATGTGTCTCCCACTGTACCTACCACTCCAAAACCGTTAAACCCCATTGCCATTAAGCAAGAACCGTTGCCAAATATATCCATCCACAAAAATGGCGATAGTTCCATTAAGTCATATTCAGTCAATGTGAAGTCAGCTAGCTCAGACTTGGCAATGCCCTCAAAACCATGACCACAGTTAGGACACACTCTTGAGCTGGCTGGGATAATAAAATCGCACTCTGGACATTCTTTTGTTGGTGCCTCTGCGTTTGGGTCTTTTGGTCTTCCATCAAGATTAGCGGCTTCATCTAAAGCTCCATGCTTTAAAATGCTAGTGCCAAAGTCTAAAACAACACAGTCTTTTTTAATCTGGCCTGGATAAATCTCAGGGTCTATTATTCTCAGACCTCGACCAATCATCTGCACCATTGTGGATTTGTATGAACATGGTCTGGTTAAGATAATGCATGACACTGGTGGGGCGTCAAACCCTTCCGTTAATACTGCTACGTTCACCACGACTTGAACATCGCCAAACTCTAAATCATACAGGATTTGCCGTCGCTCTGCTTTTGGCGTTTCACCAATAACCATTTTAGCATTTACATCATTTATAAGAAAAATTTCTAAAACACCTGCGGCATGATTTATAGTTGAACAAAACACAACAGTTTTTCTATTCCCTGCGCGTTCTTTCCATTCGTGAACCACACGTTCATTAATGACGCGCTTGTTCATAATTGCCTCGACTTCTTCCATATCGAAGTCGTTACCTTTTCGTTTTACGCCATCTAAAGCTTCTGCAACACCACAATCAATAACGTATGCTTTTGGCGGCACTAGAAATCCTTCACGGATTAATGTATTTAATTCAATCTGATGTGAGCAATTATTAAAGACCTTGCCCAGACCCTTTCCATCTCCACGATTAGGAGTAGCTGTGAACCCAACAACCTCAACATATTCGTTGTCTTCTCGAACTGCATCAATTATCTTTTGATATGTTTGAGCGGCAGCATGGTGGCTTTCGTCTATGACAACCATATCAAATTTAGGTCGGTTTCGTAAGTTGGCATCCCTAGACATGGTTTGAACCATAGAAAAGACTGCATCACCTTCCCAATGTTTTATCGTACCATTTACAATACTGGTAGTAATGGCTGGATTTACTTTACTAAACTTAATGCTGTTTTGCTCTACCAACTCATCTCTATGTTGTAGAACCAGGACGCGCTTCCCTTTTTTATGCCTTTTACCAATCAAGGCAGACATCATAATAGTTTTTCCAGCTCCTGTGGGTGCTACTACGATTGTGTTGCTGTGTTTGTCTAATGCTGTTGACGCATCTGAAACAGCGACCTCTTGATAGGGTCTTAATAACATTTGATTTCCTTACGCTACTAGAAAGTTGGGGGGTTAGCGGCTCACGGCCCCCCGTTCCGTGTTTCTAGCAGACAACTAAGAGTCCTACCGCTAGATTATTTATTTGCCCAACTTGGTATAGGCCCACTAGATGCGGGCTGTGTCGGAGCTGGTGCCTGTGGCTGGTACGATGGTTGTTGTACCTGCTGAGTAGCGTTATTACCTGAAGAAATGAACTCTTTTTGGTTTGGTGTCAATGCTACCATAAGCTTATTTGCATCTTCGTAGCCATTTGTCCCTTTCTTGACACCTACTTTGGCACAAATCTCCATGCCATTTAAAGCATCTACACCAGAGATCTGACGGCGAGACTGAGCTTCTGGAGACATATCAGATGGGTCTAAGCTGTTTGCACTCTCAATGATTGAGCGCAAAGTGCGTAAGCCAATTTCTTTAGCCAATGGAATGCCACTTTCACCTAGCTTGTCGCCATCAACAAAAATCCTGTCCCAGAACTTACGACGATCAAACTGACCGCCTACAATTGTAAATTCCAATTCCATCCACTTAGCTGATGAAGACTGCGATTTTTTAAACCACTGACCATTGCCAAACTCTGGAATTGTTACATCGCCCATCTTAACTAAGATGATTGCTCTCGCTACTGTACCAAGTGGAATTAATGTTCTTTCCATTTGACTTGTTTCTGGCTGCACTTCATTTAAATTAATCATTTGTAGTCACCTCCTCTAATGGTGTTTGTGTTTTAGGATCGACAAAAACAGTTGGCTGGGGTTTGCCGCTCCCCATTTTAGCAATC